CGCCTGAGTCAACAGCCACGGAGTTACCGTGTACTCCTGTAGGTCAGACGAAATATCAATAAAGGTCATATCGTCGTGAGAATCACGAGTCGTTTCCAGCATATCTAAAATATCATGTGTTTGTACGGACATTTTATTGTCCTTTCTGGGAGCTATTCGTCGAGCATGTCATCAAAAGCCTTTTGCTTCTGCGTATTCGATACTGCTCCCGATACAGCTTTAGACTTCTTACCACCGCCGCCAAGGACGTTTTTCGCCCTCTTTGTGGCACTTGCAATGGTTTTCTTATCAGTCTCCGGCTGCTTAGTTTCTTTGTTAAATAGATTATTAACAGCCATTGAAAACAGTTTTGTACGCGTTGGGATAGCTTTTCCAGCCTTTACATAAGCGTCAATGGTTACTCCCATGCGTTTGCTTACCGCAATGCGGTTTGCTCGCTGGGTTCCACCAACTTCAAGGTCGTCAAACTCACCATTGCCAAGAACTTCGTCAAAGTTTTCGCCAAGTGTCTCAAATTTCCTGTCCAGCCAGTCTGCGTTACGATCTGCGGATGCCTGGTCAAGTCTGCTCGATAACACTTCGTTTGCCTTTTCTGCCTTCACAGCCCTGTTAAGGGTGTCTTGACCCTGCTTGTTCAATGCTTCGACCAATGCAGGCTCATAAGGATCGTCACCATCTGGATCAGTGCTTAGACCGCAATCATAAGGCTTTTCAGCTTCTTCTTCGTCTTTCTTGGCTTGTGCGACTGCTTCGTCTGCCAATTCCTGCTCTGCTTCGGCCTTTTCAGTGGCTTTCTGCTCAGGAGTTTTAGCAAACTCAGCGTCGATCTCTTTCTCAAGATCGTCTGCCGCTGCGTTAATACTGTCATCTTCGGATGTTACCTTAGCTGCTTCTTCCTTGGCGGGAGCTTCTTCTTTCGCAACTTGTTCTTCGCCATCTTCTTCGGCAGCGGAATCGTCTTCTTCGCTGTCAAGTATCTCGTCAAATTTCTCCATCGCTTCGGTTTCCTTTTTATCGGACTCCTCAGCGGCTTTTTCTTCGGTAGTTTTTTCTTCTACTTTTTCTTCGACCACAACTTCTTCGGTCTTCTTTTCGTCAACTACAACTTCTGTTTTTTCTTCGTCTGCCATTTGCTTCCCTTCGGTTTAGTGTCCAAAATAACTGTTACGGTCGTGAAACCCTATATGTTTCAAATACTTTTTCCTGTGACCCCTTGAGGTCATAATGGGATCACCGCCCTTATCATAATTCGTCGGCACGCCAGCCGCTTTGTCAAGTTTCATCTGTGCCGGAACTTCGTCGGGACTTATCCCTACCGCATAAGAAGCGTAAGGGTAAGTGTCACACCGCCTCTGCTTGCTGAAATCAGCCTTAAAGTCGCGTTCCATCACTGTCCCGTCAGCCTTGCAGACAATCTCCCCATCGTCTTTCATAGACCGGACGATCATTTCTGATTTACTGCATTTTGGACACTTAAACGTATATACTGGCATTACTTTTCCTTTTTGCCTTTGCTTCTCACTTTGGTTTTCGGTTTAGATTCAACCTTTGTCTTTTCTTTACTTTTTACTTTTGCCATTAATCTACCTTTTCTAAGTTTTCAACTGTCTTCTTTATGCCTTCAACCTTAACTTCCAACTCGCTTTGCGATTCAAGGTATTTCTCGAAATTCTTTACCAGATTTCCGGTCTGTTCCGAAGTAAAGGTCATGTATGACTCTATGGTTTTGTAATGACCTTCCATTCGAGCGTCCCTCAATTTCGACTCAGCCTGCTCAGCCCGAAGTGATTTTAACTCGCCATCTACACGGAGGCTGTATGCTTTGTCTGAGTCTATGTATTGAGAATGAAACTCAACATCTTTTTCAACGCTTGTTAAACGACCGCCACCAGACCATGCCATAGCGACAACTGACCCAACAGACCCTATAAGAAGGCCAACTACTGCTATTATAATCCCAAGCCAGTGCTTACCTGTTCCATTCGCCATGCTGTTCCCTTTACGCTGATGCTCTGGTTAGTTGGTCTGCCTGTGATGCCTGCGGCTTCTTGCCAAGCAGTGCTTCTTGTAACACTTGCGATCTACCCTGCGTCGTACCGCCTGTCGCCACATTCTTTCTTATATTCGTTCGGGTTGTATTTGGTGCTTGCCTGACTTCCGAAGAACTACCGACTGGCCGGGACAGGTCTGGGGTCGAATACTCAATGAAATCGCTTAACTCCGTGATATTACTGAGTTTACCGATTGTCTTGAACAGTTTTTCGACATTCAAAGTCACGCCCTGCTGTTCCATCATCGGCAACAGCGGAGGTATCATTTCTGCCAGAATAGTCCTAATCCCCTGCAATTTGCTCTCTGGCGACTGATGTTGCATCGAATATGGCTCAAGTTTGATATTGTACTGCAAGAAGTCGCCCTCGCGGTCTTCCGGGTTGAACGGGACAGCAATCGTAACACTCGGAAAACCGGGGGCTTCTTTGATTACATCTTTCTGTTTGGGGTTCGGGTCATACCACAAGTACCACATCAAGTCCATCAAAACTGCCGTCGTGAAAGTCGTAACCTCTTTTTGCATCTTCTGGATCCGCATGGATGCGGAAGCCGAGAGAAGCTGGTCCTGGCCTAGCGTTTCACTTTGAGGCCCCAATCCACCGAGGTTATCCAAGTTCCCGCCCATGTAGCTAAATATGTCTTTCAGCATCAATACGAATGCCAACGTGCCTTGGTTTATGCCGCCTGTGTGCAGTTCTGCTACATTGCGAGGATCGTCAAGTTTGACCGTTTCGCCGTCATTTGCAGTAACCATCGTATTCCCGTCAACATCGCCGCCGGGCCTAACCCCCAAAACCGTCTTTTCCCTGTCTGCCTGCCTGCCAAGTTTCCTGAACAGCGTATTTGTTAAGTCGTGAACGTCAATCCAATGCTGTGCAGGTGCAGACGGCATCGTACAGCCCTCTACTGTCCCAAACCCAAGTTTCCGGTAAGGTCCGTTTTCAGGCCCGTCCCAGTTGAAGTGCTTTAGAACCTTGCCTATCGGGTCGTTTTCGTCGCCTGAAAAGGTGCATTGCAGTATAAGATTCTGCTTTTTCAGGAAAAGGTCCAGCATTTTCACTACAGGCCGAAATTCAATGCGGGTAGAGTTGTTTGCGTCACCCTCTTGGATATTGTGATCTTTCTTCTGTCCGCCGACCTGCTCGCTTTTCAGGGCAAAGTCTTTTTCGGCTGTTCCGGGAAACAGTTCCATAGCTTCGTCGATTGTCGGATACCAGTAGTTTCCCTCGAATTGGCCGTTCTCGTTCTCTGAAACGGTCATATCCTCAATCCAGTTGTCCAGAGATACTGCATCTGCAAACGCCTGCCCGCTGTCGTGGGTTATGCCGCCGACTTCGACTTCTGACCTGTTAAGGCCAATTTTAATGATACCTTTCGAAATCAAAGCGCCTTTTACAACCACCGAAAGCGTATCGCCAAGGTCTATATCCTCGATCAGATTGTTGCCAGCCATTTCAAACCGGGTGACAATCTCTTTTAGTTGGGGGTAAAACGTGTTAATCGAAACTTGTGGGTTTTGGGCTACCAGACGTTGCAGGTAGATGTTCATGGCGAGTTCAAGCAAGTTCATCGGGACGGCTTTTGCTGCCCCGGCGTCGGAGTAATTGAATCCAACCTCTTGCCGCATCAACTCAAGCCGTTTATCACGGAAAACTTGCGCTGCTGTCCACGAATAGCCCACCGCTTGGGATAGTTCGCCTACGTCAGTTTTGCTATTTGGATCAAACGCCATATAGTTCCTTTTTGTGCGGGCATAAAAAAAGAAGCCATGCAAGAATGCAGCCCTGCATGGCTTCTTTGATTATTTTGATTGACGTTCAACTGGCCGGTCGTCTGTCATACCCGTATTAACTTGTCAATTACACTTCTACATATACACACTTTATCGGAAAATGCAAGGAAAATATTAAATTTATTTTCCAGTTGGGACAATTACTGTTTCGCCGTCCCCGCAGAACCACTTTACATATATTCCCCTGAATAGAAATTCTGTAAATTCGCCCACCCTTAGTTTTTCTCGGAACTCGCTAAATTCTATTTTCTTTTTTGGTTCTTCTTTGAATCGCCTATCTGTTCCCCATACCGGCATTTCCCAATACAGGGGTGCGAGATCGTCGCTAAGGGCGTTATTTAATTCTATCGTATGCGTTCCCGACCTTGCCCGTTCTCTCCTGACCAGATCCCTCAATTTTGTCATGTTTTCGGTCCAAATCATTTTTACCACCTTTTAGAATTTCGTGATTTTAACAATTGCGCCCGCTTCCTGCCAGCGAAACTTCGAGCAGGGGGGTCGCCCTGCGGTCTGCCGGTGTTGCCGGACGTTTTCTTCGGGCCAAGGAAATCGTAGCACTTCGCCAGCAGTACGTCCGCCACAACCCTGTCACCATGCGACTCGCCCGCACCAGACGGATCAATACTGTTCACCGCAGAACTATGCTCGATCTTGTTGCCTACCGTGAATATGTACTGCAAGCACTCCTGGTTGGAGTCTGAACTTCGCTGTATGAACGTCCGGTCTTTCAGCTTCCTGCGGTAAATACCAAATACGGCCGCTTTTTCTTTTGGATTCAGGAACACGCCCGGCTTGTCAGATACTTTCTTGCTCAATCCTTCTTCGTTCCTGCGGTAGTACAGATTCCTGTACCCAAGCCGGATAACTTCGTCCAAGGT